CTATCGCCTGGACGCTGTAGTGCTACAAGAACATAATCGCCTTCGTTTCGCCAGTCTTTTACTTCAATGTTTTGATCACGTTGTATTTGATCCCATCTATCGCTAGGTCTGTTTTGATTATTATATAAACCTTCATCTCGAAAATAACTAAACCAACTATAACGATGATATGCCATCGGATTTGGCGGTGCCTTCATATTCTTACGAAAGACGGCACTTTCTGCAACTATCCAAGGCTTGCCGCTATCTTTGATATACTGATACATAGGACGCAATTTCCTATGTTTGCACTCCATTATGTTTGCTTGAATATAAATGTCAGCAGAATCTATTTCTACCTTATCTTCCCAAGTAACAACTTTGAAATTAGACAACCCTGGGAGAGGGTGTGTACGAAATACATTTTCAATACCGATTACTTTCATGGTGCAATAAATTTCTTATAAGTTGCTAGGAAGTATTTGTTGTTTCGATCTCTTCCTTTAAGTGTATAGAACACACTTGAGTTTCTATGCTTACCAATAGTCATCCAAGTTTGCGGCAATACTCTGAAATTATGCTTGTCATTTAATTTAGGTAATACACGCTGATCGTGCCCAACTTCCCATTTTTCAACTGGAGTTTCTAATAATGCATTTGCATAGTCTCTTTTAAAACTTCCTGTTCCATAACTTACTAATCCGCATAGCCAGCCTCCATGTTTTTGATGTGTTAAAATATTAACATCTGAACATATATGCTGGTATTCTTCTTGGTCTACTGCCCGTGTACAAATTGTATCAGCATCAGTTGTTATAACCAAATCTTCATCTTTGAATTTATTTGCCACGGCAAGAAAACGCGATGCTTGCAAATATCCTAAACGATTTGATTCGCTAGTAAATTCTATTTCTTCTGTTGTATAGTCAACATACGTTAATCCTTTTTTTCTAGTTTTTGGATTAACTATATGACAATGTAGTTTCAGCCAAGGATTAGTAAAACAAATACTCCTTAGTAATTCATGTCCCCAATCGTCATAATATGCTTGATCGCATGCTATTAAAAAATGCATTACTTTTCCCTATCTGCTAACCCGCCGTTACGGGTATAACTGTGCGACGACTTTTGCCTATGTGGTATCCAGTATCTTTTGTTTATTCTAAAATAACTAGTATAAGACCTATACAGTCCAAGCACAATATTATTTAACGCAATATCAGCAGGTAATGCGCCAACTTGATTTGTATAGTCTACAATTTTTCTAGCGCCGCTGGGTTGTATTATATATGCATGTGCGCCCGGTATATGACACTGGTTTGTTGTCACCATCGACATAGGCATACCAGGACTTCCGTGCTTAATATAACCTGGAACAGTTGGCCAAGTAAGATGATCTTCGTAGTCTTCTTTTAATCGACTATATGCATCTAAGTTTAGTACATCATAATGCTGGTCGACATATAAATTTTTCGGAATTTCACGCAAACATACAGCATCATGCTCTAAAATAAGAAGTGGTTTACGTGTTTCAATTACACGATTCCACAAAAGGTAATGGCTTAAAAAACAACCTTTTATTCCGATATTCTGACGACTCTGTTTTGTACCGTCCCGGAATTTTAATTTGTAAGTCTTCCACTCGCGACTAACTATTTCCTTGCCGTATATTGCTGGAAATATATCTGCCGAGTAATTAAATTTTTTAAGTGATTGTAAACAGTCTCTCGAAAGCTCTTCAGAAACAGTATTGCCCTTCATTGTAATAATGGCAATATCTATCAAAGAGTTGCGTCCTCCATGCCTGCTACTCTTAGTTTAACTACGTTTGTAATTTGCCATTGCTTTTGATCAAGTGCTTTTAGTACACCTAACCATTTGTTACGCATTAGAGCAAATTCGTTGATAATCTTTTCGTAGTCAACAACGTCTGCCTCGCCGTCAACGTATTTTTCAACGTCACGGCTTGACAGAGCTCGTTGATAGTTTTCAAGATATTTTTTGAAAAATGAACTACGCAATCTACGTAGTTCAATATTCAAATAATTTAGAATGGCTTCGATTTCTTGAAGTTGATTAAAACGGTGTTCTACAATACCTGGCATAGCAGCCGCTGATTTTTCAACGTTGCCTGCGAGTTTACACTCTGTTCTTGCTTGTGCTAACTCATTTTCAAAGTACTGTATTGCGTCAGGTATTTTACTAACGTCACGCGATATCTCGCTATACCATCCCATTATTCATCCCATTCTTCATCATAATCAACATCGTCGCCATCTTCATCAAGGTAGTAGTATATTGCAGCATCTAAGTATGAACAATGTCCTAATACGTCTTTTAGTGTTTCGTCTGATACACCGTAGTCGGCCATTAAATCTATAAACTTTTCTGCTACAATATCAATTTGTTTTTTATCTACGTATTCCTTAAAAAGATTCCAAACATCGGCAATGTTTTCGTCATTCATTAGTTACAGGTTCCTCGTTAAGATCATCTACTACAACTTCTTCTTCGGTTGTATTGTCGATATTTACCATAGATGCTTCTTTTTCGAGATAATCTGACATAACTTTATCAAGGATTTCACCTGTCCAATTTTTACGATATTCAAGTAGTTCTTCACCGTCCATTGTAACATACTTCAAACGGTTACCGCTCTTTTCAATAACGCCTTTTGCTTCAAACAATTCAAGCAAGCCGCTATATGGATTCATACCTGTTTCGTACGGAATCTTAACTTGTACACCTTCGAATGGTTTAGCATAACGTGTTTTCATAACCTTACAAGCGGCACGAATACCACGTACTTCACTAATCTTGTTACCATCTTCATCTTCTTTTAGTTTTAGTTTTTTCATTGCTACAACAATTGAAGATGCATAGATAAATCCTTGACCACCTGAAATCTTATCGTCTGGGTCAAACATATCTTGCGATGCGTAAGTGTGGTTAGTTGCTACAAGTCCTACATTGTGACTACCAAACATATTAACAGTGTTACGAACAAGTGCAGTCAATGCCTTAGGCTTACGACCCATATCACCTTTCATATCACCCTTGTTAAACTGGTCTACGTCTGTAGGTGTTAACAACATACCTAGTGAGTCAACTACAAACAATACCTTAGGACGATCTTCTTCGTTCATTGCTTTGTAGTCTGCCATAAACGTACTAATAGTCTTAGCAACATCATCAATCATTGACATGTTAAGTTTTAGTAGTTTATCCTCTGATGTATCTACATTCAGTGCTTGTAGCCATGCTTCATCAAGTGCGTTCTCTGAGTCAATAAGAACTACAAAGATACCTTGATCTTGTGCATGTTTTACAATATTACCTGAACAAATGTATGACTTGCCTGCGCCACTTTCGCCTGCAAAAACACTTACTTTGCCTAGTGGAATACCTTTGTTCCAATCACCTGAAATAAGATAGTTGAGTGCATAGTTTCCTGTGCTAATCCAATCAGTAGGATCGTTAAATCCTGCACTCATACCTGAAATAGATTTTGTTAGTGCGGTCCGAAATTTAGTCGGATCGAATGCCTTTATTGCCATAATAACTCCTATCTAAAAAGCAAGTGGGGGATTGCTCCCCCACTGTATGATTACTGTCCTTGACGTGCTCTGATCATTGCAAGAATGTCTTGTGCGCCGCCACCTTCTGCAGGAGCCGCTTCAGCCGCTGGTGCTGGTGCCGCTTCTGCTACTGGAGCAGGTGCCGCTGCTGCTACTGGAGCAGGTGCCGCTGCTGGAGCAGGTGTAGTAGCCGCTGGTGCTACTGGATCGCCTGTACGTGCAGCCATACCGGATGGACGGAAGTACTGACTCCAACGATCTGGATCATATGCTTCACCATCTACTGACGCTTCAAACATTTCCTGCATTACTTTGATTGCAGTTTCGTCTGGCTTTTTAGGAAGGAAGTCTGACAGATTAAACAATCCGTGTGTATTGATTGCAGCCATTTCGCCATCGCTCAATGGACGCTCTCTACGTGCCCAATTACTTGTGCCATAGTCTGCGTAACCGCCTTTTGAAGTTTTGTTAAGACGGAAATCAACACCAGCAGTATAATCTGTTGGCAATTCTTCCATATCTGGATCCATTAATGCTTGCTTAATGGTTTGGAAGATTTGAGGACCAATAATAAATCTACGGATTGGATTTTCCGGAGTTGAGTCCTCATGTAGCGGACTATCAGTTACGAAGCCCTGGAACACGTAAGAACGCTTCTTCCAATACTTACGACCCATGTCTTCTAGACTTGGATCTTTGAACCAGCCACGTACTTCATTAAGAATGTTACATGTCTCGCCATACATTTCCATACACGGAATCTGTACTTGTACTGGACGTGAATCAGTTTCGCCTTTTACGCCTGCAAACGGAAGTTTGATCATCAAACGTTCTTTCCAAAAGAAAGTGTTGTCTGCATCGCCATCAGGAAGGAAACGAAGCGTTGCGCTTTCGCCTTCTTTGATATTCCAAAATGGGTAAATTGCGTTGTCGCCCCCTGTTGCAGGGCCTGAACCACTTGAACGTGCTTCTTGTTCTTTGAGCTTTGCTCGGATTTCTGCTAATGATGCCATAGTTATGCCTCCTTATATGTTGCCTATGTGCTTAGTGCCTTTTTGTGTAGCACAGTTATAATACTACACAACTTTATTTATTTTGTCAACCATTTTTTTGACAAAATATGAATAAGTTAGCCGATTATCTTAAACCGGCTAACTCACGCATTCTTACAAACTCTAAATCAGGTTCCATTGATTGCGGGTTTTGACGCATCTGGAATTCTTCAAAGGTTGTATTAACTTTTTCGATAAACGCCTTAGCAGGTTCTATGAACTGCTCGCCGTAATCTTTCTCTACCATGGTAAGTACAGCAGTTTCGCCTTTTGGAAACTCGCCTGTTTCTCTATCGTAGTATGATAGTATGAATTCGCCTAGTGGAGTCTTTTTGTCCTTTTCTAGTGTGATTTTTTCACCATCTGGTTTGTTGCCTTCGCCCATGCCGTATTCTCGATGAATCTGATCCCACATACGTTCTTCGATATCGTCATGGTCATCATCTGGGTGTAGCCCAAAATCTATTGCTACTTCATCGTACATATCCTGTAGATATTTCTGTACGTCTGGGCCCATTGCGCCTTTACTTAATGCTTTATATAGCAACTCTCCGCTATCATCGCTTGCAATTTTTTCCATTGCTTGGATGAGCTGATCTTTCATTGCGCCTTCTTTTTGCATTGCTTGCCATTTTTCAGGATCGCCTGTGCCGCCGCAGTCTGGGCAACTTTTTGGACAAGTTTCATCACAGTCATGTGATGCTTCTCCAAAGATACCCATCATTTCTTCAAAGCCCTGTTCTAATGCAATTTCTTCTGGTACGCAGTTGTTTACACGCTTACCTTTGTTCTTACCAGTGCCTGGCTTTGTGCCTTGCTTTTTATATCCGTCCCAGCAATCCATATCTGTTGGTGCCTTTTCGCCTAATAAATCTTCCGGTCCAATCTCTTGTGCTTTAGTTGCTTCGCTTACTAGTTTGTAGATGTAAGGGAATACATCTTTTAATTCTTCGTTGAACTGTTTGATAGTTAGTTGGTCAATCCAATTTTCAGCAACATCGCTTGGTACGTCTTCTAGAACTGGGGATTCAAAAGACTCAAATGCTTGTTTGTAGTATGCTGGTTTTTGTAGTGATTCAACTGTCTTTTTAACTGTAGTAATACGCTCTTTAACTACGTCCATGTAACCTGCTAGGCTTTCTGCCATTACTGCTGAACGTCCCATATATGTTTTGAACTTGCGTAGTTTGCTTAGTTCTTCTGAAAGACTTACAATGTGCTTACCAAAATCGTCATAAGCATTACCACCTTCACTGACATGAACAGCCATTGCACGAGCACCTGCTAAATGTTTGTAAGGATATTTAAATCTTTCACCTTCTGCACTTTCAATGTAGATTGCACCAATCTTTTGTGTGCGTCCACTTGCAAGTTCTTGGTTAATGTTTTCAGTATGCTTAATCATAATACGTGCCTCGCCAATTTTTTGGTAACTAACACGCGAAGTTCCATATAGTTTTGATTCTGTCATTTTATCGTCCCCAGAGCGATTTGTTGCTAAAAATTTATAATCTCTTTTATCTAAGTTTGTTTTAGTAATATCACGTACACTAAAATCTAGCATACGTCTTTTTCCAAATACACGAAGTTCTTTTAAAAAATCATACCATTTTCTTTTAGTTGTATCTGATGTACCTTCAGCAAAGTCTTTTGAAAAAATAACTGTTAACCCTTCTTTTTCATCTAAGTTAACACTAACTTTACCTATACCTTTATAGTCAAAATCAAAATATCTTGCTGCAATAGGTTCATTGGTAACGTTTCCTTTGCCGTCACCGATAGTTACGCTTGGAAATCTTCCGCGTAACTTATTAAACAACTCTTCGCCTATTTTACTAAAATCTCTCATACTGTATTTATCAATAGTTGCTGCTAATGAAGATTGGCATAGGCATATCATATTCATCTAATTCATCAGTTTGATTAAATGTGTTATATACCCTAGGATCCCAATCTTTTAATACGTCCATCATTCTAATAGCAAGTAACATAGCACTAACTAAATCATCAGTCATGCCAGACTTTGCTTGATAGCTCGATCCTGTTGCTACAAAACCTTTAAGCTCTGATATGAAAGGTTTTGAATGTACAGTCATTTTATCGTTCTCAATCATAGTTTTTAAACGACTACATGCTGTAATTTTTGTGCTGTGTGTAGTATTAAATCCTTTGCGGAACTTGCGCACATGTCCTTTGCGAATAGGTTCAGAGACAAAAAGTCCCGGTATATTCTCTTCCCCGAAATCGTTTATAACGATTAGTGCGGCTTCTCCGATGCCGTTATTTTCTACACTCCAGTAAATGCCTTGCGGGTTGTTTGTTTCTTTTGCAAGATAATTACAAACATCTGCAAGTACACGTATTTGTCCTGGTATAGCAGTTGTATTGTGTTGCCATTCTGCTACTTGTTCATATGTGGGTAATTCTACAACTTGTATAGCAGCATAGTCTCCACCTGTACCCATACTAGGATCAAGTGCTACTGCATATGTATATTGGCTAGTTGGTTTCTTGTACCAACGTGTTTGTCCCATATTAATTGTAGGACTTCCGCCTTCCATTACAGCAAGTTTAATTGAGTTAATCAGTGTCTCGTCAAATACTAAGAATTCACAACCGTATTCACGACGGAACTTTTCTTCACCGATGCGACCAATTTCATCTTCTTTCCATTTTTCATCACGGTCAGGATGCTCTTCCCAACTTGCTCTAAATGCATGGAAGCCGTTAATACCTACTTCTTGTTCATTACCGTGTGTGTCAAATTTATCTTCTGCTTGTTTCCAAATAGTAGCAAATGTATCTTCGTCTGAGTTAGGTGTGCTAGTAATAATAGCACGACCACCTGTTGCTAGTGTAGGTGATATTGAAGTCCAAAACTCTTCTGCAATATTAGGTTGCACGAACGCAAACTCGTCACAGTATAGTAGTGAGATAGACATACCACGTCCTGTGTTGCCTGTTGTTGTTTGACTTACAATTCTACTACCATTCTCAAACTCTATGCTACCTTTGTTATATGATATAACTCCTGCACGTATATAGTTAGGACACATCTCGTACACATAACGTATACGTTGCATAATTTCTTGAGCGCCTGTGTACTTGTGTGCAGCGATAAGAACAGTTTGATCAGGGTTAAACATAGCATACCAACACAAATAAATTGCAGCACACGTAGTTTTACCTGTTTGACGAGGCATCATATTAATATTAAAACGATAACTATGATACGAGTGCATTAAACGCAATTGATACTCGTAAGGTTCAAACAGCAATTTTCCTTTTACTGGATGCTGTATGTAACCAAAGTGTTCTGCAAAGTACAGATAACCGTTGTCAGGATCCATGCACTTCATTATATCCTGCACTTGTGATTCTGTAAATGTTTCTTGTTTATTGGCTTTTTTAACCAATACGCCGTCAAGTGATTTGCTCATGTAATTATTTAACCAAAAAAATAGCGCCTTGCGGCGCTATTGATTCATCTGGGGGGATGTTTTATTTTTTCTTAGCCATAGACTTTTTGATAGCCTTGTCTTTTGAGCCCATATACTCGTCTTTTGGGCTCTCAATTTTACCGTCGCCATCATAATCTTTGTTGGCTTTCTTTTCTGCAAGTGCTGCTAGAAGTTGTTTCTTAATAGACTCTGCTGCCATTGCATTGTCACCATCTTGTGCTGCTTTGTATGCTTTCTTTTTCTTGTGTAAATCATCGCCCATCATGTTTGTCATATAATCTTGATCACGATAGTCTACATCGTCTTCTGAACCTTCTGGTGAATTTGCCCATTCTTCTACGTCTTTGTCTTCACACTCGCATGGATCACAACCGCAATCTTCGCATGGACCTTCGTCCATTGCTTCGTTTGGATCTTCATCACCCGGCTCGTCTACGATATCACGTAGTCTTTCCATGTCCATACGCATTGGCATCATATCTGCTGTAACTTCTTTAGCGTCACCAAGTCCTGCATTTTTCATCATGTTGATTAAATCTTCAACATGCTCTTTACCGCTTGCATTCATGCTTACGTTCATTGTCACCGGATTGCCACGATCCACTTCTGGTGCAGGCAGCGAATGTCCGCCCATTGGGCCCATTGGATGTGCTCCTAATTCGTCTAGTGACTCTAGTAGTTTTTTAATATCTGACATTTTTAACTCCCTAACACCGCTGTGTTATTAATTTTATCGTCCATTTGTTTTGATGTTTCTCCGTCTGGTGCAGCATCAGCCCCATCTGGAACTGCTGCTTCCTTACGTGCTTTTTCAAGTTCTGCTAGAAGTCCCATAACACGTTCGCCGCCAACATGTTTTTGACCGCTTTCACCGCCCATGTCTTCTTTAGTTAACATTGGCTCATATACTTCGTCTTCTTTTGCTTCTTGATATAGTTCTTGTGGTTCGTTTGGATTGCGAACAATAATATGACTTTGTGGGATACCGCAGCATTGACCTAAATACTCTTGAAGTATTTGTACAGTAGTTGGATACTCTGTTTCTACTTCAAAGTACGTAACTTCCATGTTTTGCAACTGCGGGAAGTCTAATGGACGTTCTTGTATAGGTGTTTTCTTGCCCGCCGAACTATTAAGAAGTTTGAACTTTTGTAGTGCAGTTTCCATATGGTCTTGAAAACCTTCTGGTAGTTCGCCAGCAACACCAATCTTAAACTCGTAAGTTTTTTTAGATTCTGTTAGTATTTGCGCAAATGATTTCATTTGTTATTCCCTGTCATATATATTATTTATCTTTATCTAGCCCTTTTAGACGCTCTAGTAGGCTGTTACGATCTGTAACAACATAGCCATCGCCGTTAATAACATTACCGTCTTGTGTACTGTCTTTGTCTTGCTTCTCTTTTTTAAGTTGTAATTCTACCATTTTTAACTTTTTATCTAGTTTAGCAACTTTTGCATCTAGTGATGTTTTTAACATACCGCCAGCAACTTCAAATACACGCCCACTATAACGTGATTCGACATTCATTCCTAAATCCATTAGATCTTCGTATGCTTGCATGGCCTTGTCTGCAACATCATTAAGTTCTTTATCAGCAAGTTCACCTAAACCTTTTACTTGAGGAAGTGCTGCTGTTATTTTGTCAAACTCTGCAATATCACGAAAAGTTTCTGCTCTTTCTATTTCGTGTTTGTTTTGTTCTTTTTCTTGTACTTCTGCCTGCTTAATTATTTCTTTAGATTCTGGCAAATTTAACAAATCTTCAAGTTTTTTAGTCATTGTACTTCCATTAACTGCTACTATTATTTATCAGAACTCATAACCGAATATATTAATATCATTTGCAAATTTTTTTGCTATAATATCTTTTGATCTATCTGTATAATATTGTCTATAATCTTTTTCTCTGCTACTAGATTTGTTTATATAAGGTAAATCATTTTTAATATCAAATCTATCTTTTATTATTTGTATATCGTTATTAATGTTTTCTAACTTAAAAATATCTGTAACGCCTTGTACCTTTGTGTATTGCTCTTTTAGTAGTGTATGTTCTACAAAGTAATCAAAGCCTTTAGAAAAGTTTTCTAAAACTTGTTTATTATATTCTATATTACGTTTGCCTTTTTGTATAGGATCAGGATTTTTTAATCTACGCTCTGCTCTTTCTTTACTAAAAAAGTACCAACTAACACACCAATCCCAGGGATTTCTAACTACAGCAAAACTATAATTAAATTTGCCATATGTTTGTTCGAGTTGTTGTAAACTACGATGTTTTTTTGCCTTTGCTAAGGTTGCATTAGTGTTTTCTAATAACCAATGCTGTACGCTCATTCCGCCTGTTTTAGGAACATGTACAAACACACTATTATGATCAATTAATATAACAGCCATTAACGTCTTGCGCCATTGTGAAAAATATCATCTTCTGTAACAACTCGAAAATATATTTTCTTTTGCTTGCACCAAGCTCTGGCTGCTTCCCACTTTGCTTGATTAACTATCCAACTTGCTTGATTTGCTCTGCTACGTCCTAGTTTTTCTCTACGTGCTTGATTTGAAGGTTTGACCTCAATAAGTTCAACACGTTGTTTACCGCCTCTATCATTGTAAACAATAAAAAAGTCTGGAACATATATTGTGTGTTTTCCTGTTAATGGGTTACGATAAGGTATGCGTACTGCTTCGCTTGCCCATTGTGCAACAGCAGGATGCTCGTCGCAGAATTTCATAAATGTAAATTCCCATCCTGAGCGGTATGTGGGTGTCTTTGTTCCTACATATTTTTGTGGGTTTTTGAGTTGGAACTTTCCTTGTGCAAATCTTGGCATGTCAAACTATTATATTCCTTTGGTCAAATAGCAAATTAATCGTAGCAGTATTTTTATAACCAATGGCACTAGTTTTACGTCTGTTAGAGTTAATAATTTGAGCAACAATATTGCTCAATTGCACATCGTTAACGCCCTTTAATGTATCTAAAAGTTTGAATATAGGTAAACTATCACGCTTGGCTTGTTCTAGTAGTACACCTGCTGTATTGATAGCGGCTACTTTTTCGAAACCTCTTTTAAGAAAATAACCTACAACTGCATCAACTTCATTCTGAAGATATGTTATGGTTCCACCGTTGTTGTAGTAATTGTTAAAATAAACTAGTGTGTCTTCTGTTTCTATTTCTGCTGGTAACCCTGAATTTGCCATTTTAATTCCTTATTATATAGCCACACCGCCATCTTGCTTGTAAGCATTTATAGTAGAACTTGCTAAGTTGTTTAATTTTTGATCTGTTCCTGCTTTTTCAACTAATTCGTCGATTTGAGTTTCTCTTTGCTCTTTAGTAGTATTTCTTCTCCATTCGTCTGCATTGTTGTATCCTGGAATTGCTCCAGCATTTACTGCTGCATCTGAAAAAGATCGTCTTGCTGCTAATCTTTGCTGAGCTCTAAGTCCATTGCCATTACTGCTTCCTGGTTTACTCAACGCATTACCAACTGCATCTGCACTATATTTACGATAAGTATCTTCAGCAGGTCCTGTACTTGGCTGAGTAGTTACTTGAGAATCATGTTTAGGAACTACTGTAGGAGCACCTGGTTTTACAAAAAGTTCTGTCTCATCATATGTTGACTGCGGGGTTCCTTGGTTTGTATTTCTAGAGTATTGTTCTCGTTCAACTACTACTGGATCTAATAATTTTGGACCCCTAGAAATTGGACTAGATGCTGATTCGTTGTTTTGCTGATTAATTAATATGCTTTCATGTTGATCATAACCTGTATCTGGATCTGCAAATGCAACTGGCTGGCTATTTTCTCCAATTTGTCCATTTGTATATAAAACTGCTTCGTATGCAATACTCATAGTATTTTCATTCATTCCGGCACCATCTGATGCATCTACGTTGCCATGGTTCCATTGAGTTATTAGTGGATTAACAAGTGTATATGCAAACCACTGTCTACGAGATAATTGGTACAATGTAATACTTGAAAAGAACGGTCCATTGTTTTTATTGTTTAGTCCATATTTCGGAACAGCCGTAGAGTACTTGTCTCTTGTAGCATAAGGTCCTGATACTAGGGCGTTTTTTTGTACACTATGTCTTCCATCTATCCAATAAAATTTGTAATATTCTTCAAATAATGCTCTAGTAACACCAGTGTTATCATCATGGAACGTAATGTTTATATCATTGTAATCGATACGTGTTTGAAACTGTTTAATTCTATTGTATTGTTTTTTATTGTCAACACTTACTCTAAAACTTGGCAAATCTGCTGTCTTAACAAGCACTCCAATTTGTTTTTGAAATGCAAAAGAATTTGCAGATGCACTATTTCCAACTTCTGGACTTGGTTCAAATAAACAGTGATATAAAAATTTTGTTTTAGGTGCGAATGCCATTCCGTACTCATAGTACAGATTCTTAGCATGTTGATAATCTCGCAAGTGCAGTTCTTGTGTAGCCATACTAATATTTATCCAATAAAAAACGGGAGTCTCATAAGAAACTCCCGTTTAAATATAATGACAATTTTAAGTAGTATTAAGCGCCTTGGCCCGATACTATTTCGCCACCTGTGCTTCCTTGAGTATTTCTCGGAGTGGTTGCACCTACGCCTTCTGCTGCGCCTTCACCGCCTGCACCGTATTGGATAGCATTATCATATCTTATTGATAGTGAAATTGTTACCGGTTCGTTAGTTGCATAGTTTAGTGAATTATAGTTTGCACTTTCTACATAGCAACCTACTAACTCGTATGCGTCTAATATGTTAGCATTGTAGCCGCCGTTGCCACCATCTAAGATTTCAATCTTTGTTGTAAATTTGTATGTACCGGACGAAACTGCACTTGACTGCTCGAAGAAATCAAACTGTCTTTGTAGTTGTCCGCCTACAATTTTCTGTACGTTATTATTTGCATCGTCACGTAAGTTAATTGTAACTGGTTCCCAAGTATGCTTACCTGCTAGATAAGTTCTTGAGTTGTAAGCATCTATTGTCATTTGTTCAAATGATAAGTTTGGACGACTTACATCAATTGTATTTTGTGTTAGGTCTCTAGTACCGTTTACACTAACACCGCCACCGAATCCTGTGAACAATACACGGAAGCGATATTGTAGTTTTGGCATCAATATCGCACTGTTAGTATTGGCACCGCCGGTCGGTATACTAATATTGTCTAAGGTTGTAATTGCCATTATAATCTCCTATTACAGTAGTATTTATGCATATTTGAGTGGGGATTATTCCCCACTCATTAAGTACGCATATTATCCTAGTGCTGCAATTTCTCCTGTGTTCTTAATACGTAGTGGTATGTAAATAAACTCAATTGCTTTGACCGGTTCGATAGCAATATCTAAGTATAGTTCATTTCTATCAATCCTTGCTGGAGTATTGTTTGTTTCGTCACATACACTTAAGAAGTCATACAATGCTCTTAGACCAACTAGTTCTAGCAACAATGCATCTGCTGCTGCTTTGACTTGATCACGTGTGATCTTATCATTTGGTTCAAACAAGTATGGTCTTGCAAGTAATTCAAGTTGTCCACGTAAGTAAACAACAAGTCTTGCAACGTTGACTCTATCAAGAGCACTTGCATTTCTTGCACGAGTTTTCTGTCCAAATACAACTAGCCCTGCTCCGTTAATAAACGTAATTGGGTTAATGTTATTTACATATAGTGTATCGCGCTGTCCAGTATTAAGTGAAACTGCTACAAATTCGCCTTCGCTATTTACATAGCCTGAACTTGTTGCGTTTGTAACACCACCGCGTCTTGTACCTGCTGGTGCAAACCATGGATAAGCAACTTGGTCGTTTAATACAATAGTGCGTAGTGCCATATGACTTGGTGGAACAACAACGTTGTTTCCTAAGTTGTCACTTGTGAAGCCCCATGGGTAGTACATACCTAGGTACTCATCACGGCTAACTGCACCATCGTCATTATCTTCAACTGCATTATTAACGTTAGTTGCCCATTCATTAAGTGAAGTTGCATCTGGTGTTAGTCTTGCTGGTGTGTCACCTACAACAAATGCTGTTAAGCGTCTGTCATAGTTTAGAGTGACTAGTTCACCAATTAGTTCTGGATAACCTGGGCAAGCAATCAAGTTAAACTGACGTGATTCTTCATCACGTACATCTTGGTTGCTGTTAACTTCAGATTGTAGTGCTGAAACAACAGTCTTACGTACTGCATGACGCCCGAATGTTCCTGAACCATCTTCGTTATTACCTGAAGCAGTAACCCAACGGTGTGGATAGTAACCGCTCATTGATTCATCTTCTAGTGAACCAGTTGCGCCAATAACTTGATAACGCTCGTTGTCACCTGCTGTGTCAATATAGTTACGCTTGAATTGTTTTACATTGAATCCGCTTCTGCGCATGTTCCATAGCAACATACCTTTTGGATATAGTGCTGGATCTGGAGCATCTGGATCTAAGTAATCACTTGTTAGTAGATCAACAATGCTTGCTTCGGCGCTGTTGCTACCTGCGTCTGACCAACGTGCATCTGCAAAAAGAACACCTTGATCAGTTGTTTGATCAGTTTTGTCTCTTTGTACCCATGCTTCTAATGTCGCATCGTAGATGTTAATTCCTGGATAGTTTTCAACATCTGATGTGTCAATCCAAACATCGCCATCTACTAGTGCTGTGCCATCTGATTGTTCTTCTGGCTCTGATGCACTTACAATTGGTCCATTTGGATCAGTGTCTGCATAGTCTGCATTGAAGTTTTGGTATCCAACCCATCCACTACCATCGTGGATCATTAGATCTACTTCGTCTACAACTGAGTTGTACCAAAGTTTGCCATCTTCTGTTAGGCTTGACGGAGCGTCTCCGCTTGCTGTGTATGTTAGCTCTTTCCATAGGCTGATCATATAATCATATGTGTCATCACCTGTTGGTGTAGCATAGAAATTAGCAGTACCTTCACCGGTATCATAATTCCAAGCACCGTCACTAAATGCTAGTGCAATCAAACCGTCTGTGTCTTCAATACGGATTTCGCCGCCTAGTTTATGCTCAATAACAACTCTGTTTGTGCTGTCTACATATGCAACAATATTAGTAAATTTTGCTGCATTAATCTCTCCTGCCATTGTGTCTGCGTCACCGCTTGCACCTACAGTAGTAACACTAATAGTTTTTGGTGTGCTTAGTGCATTACTGTTAGCAGTTGTTTCAGCCATATCAAATGTATATGTGCCTGCTACAAGATTTGTAGTAACTTTTCCTGTTTTAGCATTTGCTGCTCCTGTACCATTACGTCTGTAAATAGTGAAGTTTGCAAGTGCTGGATCATCTTCTTCTGAATTTGCTTTTACATACAAATCACCAACAACTAAGTTTGTTCCACCAGTTTTATCTAGATCGTAAATTGCACCTTCTGCTGAAGTGTACATTGGAGAACTTACTGTATCCCAAAGTTGTGTGTCTGAATTGTACTGCTTAACACTGAAGTCTGCGCCACCATTTGGAGTAGTTGTTTTAATCCAAACGCTGCCTGTTGGTGCAGGTAATGTGTCATTTGTTTTGAATCCAGGTACATTTGTATGAGGCTGAATGGCTAGTCTAGGAACACTATATGTTTTCTCAATAATACCTAATGCGCCAGAATCAGATGCAGAACCTGCTGATCCTGTTAGTGCGCCAATGCCGCCCTGAATTTTAATTTTGCCGTCGGCTGTTGTACCGCCGCCACCTTCGTTGCTGATTGCTGCACTTGTACCATATAGTTCTAGTGCATTATCAACTGCTGCTGCTGCAACGCCAGTAATACCAGCATTGTTAATATCAATTACTAACTGTGCTAGATCATTACCAGTTGTTACAACTTGTGTTTCGTTAATAATAATCGAATCACCTAGTGTATAAGTTGGGTTTTGTACTGAACCTCTTACTGTGTAATGGCTTGCTTCCCATGCTGCTGAACCAACTTTTACCCAAGTTCCAGATGAACCTGCAAGTGTGTTTGTTCCTGCTGTCTTATACCATAATTGGTTTGTAGAAGTAGTTGCGTCTACAGCATATTCACCAACTTGACCAATTGATGTTTTAGGTGCATCTGTAATTGAATCAATGTCTGATGTTTCAGTTACAACGTAACGTGTTTGTGCTGTAAATGTTTGACCGCCTGTTGTTGTAATTGCGGCTGCGTTCCATTCTAAAATACCAAAGTTAGAAATTTGTGTGTCAAACCAATATGCATCGTTTGCTGGCTCGCCTGTTGGAGCGTCTGCACTTGCGTCAAGCTCTCCTAGGTCCAAATCTGCTCTAACAACATATACTGAATTTGTAATTCCTAATAAACTGTATGCCGCTTGTAGTCCATATTCATTCTGCTCTCCTGCATGGATCATGTTTCCATTGTTATCAGATCTGAATATAGGATCTCCAAATGTTTCACCTAGCTCTCTTTGGCTAGTGATTAAATATGCTCTACCAGCATTAGCCTTCGTTGTCCCAGGTGCAATACCTGTTCCTGCGCTGCTTGTCTTATTGCTGGCAGTAGCAACAAAAATTACAGGTACTGTACCTGCTGCTGCTGGGGTGTAAAAGGATTCGTCAATTACTTGGACCTCTACACCTGGTGATACTAATGCCATTTTGTTTCTCCTGTTGGAATAGTGTTTCTGCTATTGTATTTAGCAGATGAAGAATAAAATACCCGTCTAATACTATCGAAAAAGGGACCGAAAAGGTGAGGTAAATACAGTATGAGGCCGTTATGTAAATGTGGGCAACGCCCTGCTGCTATAAATTATAAAAAAGGTAATAAAACTTATTACAGAAAACTCTGCGAAGTTTGTCTACGCAACGGTGTTAACCACGGCATACCAAAATGGAAGCAGCGTGGTTACGAGAAAAAAGAACAATGTGAAAAATGTGGATTTAAATCAAAACACACAGAACAGTTTAATGTTTTTCATATTGACGGAGATTTAAATAACTGTCGTCCGACAAACTTAAAAACTATCTGTGCTAATTGTCAGAGAATTATTCAGAAAGAAGGAGTTCGGTGGAAGCAAGGTGATCTGCGACCTGATTTCTAAGTCCAATTATTGTAGTGTTGTTATAAAAGATTTTATCAAATTTGTCATTAGAATCAATCCACTTCCATTCGCTAGAATGTATATCGTAGTTTGCCATTAAGTTGCTGCCTGTATTATTATCAAGTATAGCATATCCAAACCACTCAGGAAGTTCTCCTCGTTGTATTTGCCAAACTTTGCCACCTAGATCACGAATCATTTTCTGCTCGTTTCTAAAACGAACATCAGGGACAACATAGTTTTTTGTAGGATTATCGATTACTTTCTTTTTTACAAGGCATAGCCAAATGCCATCGTAAAAGCCGTTACGCATACAATCAGTACCAAATTCTTGCAATACCAATCTTGGAGTTATAGTCCTGCCTGTTTCTGCACTCCAAAAAGTATCTTCTTGTTCTCGCCAGTCTCTACTTTCACTTGTGTCGCCTTCTAGCAATGCACGGTCCCAGCCAAAAACAGATGCAACACCATCTTTGAGTTTATCTGCAAAACTAATTTTTTCATAACCATAATCGACTAACACATCAGCAACAGTTCCTTTGCCGCTACCGATAAGGCCACAAATACCAATAATCATAAGACAAATCCTTTCAAGTGTCTATACATTATAGCAGGTATTTAAAAATTGTCAACCAATTAGAAAAGAATATCCAGTGCCGCCGCCTACTGCTTCTTGCACTTCTTTGTCAAGTTTTTCCATCTCTTGTTGTGCTTCTGCTTTTAGTGCATCACCGTTAAGTGTTGAACCACCTTGTGGGCCAGCAATGGTAGCAAATTTTGAACGTGCTTCACCTAACATATACTTGCAACTTGCTAGTGTGTAATCTTTGATCCATTGTTTGGCTAGATAATCATCTAACAACTGGCTATCTGGACGATAGTTATATGCCATAAGCATTAGTGTTTCTTCAGCTCTTGGGCGTTGTAGTAACGTAATTTTATGTGTTACAGGATTCCATTTAAATTCAATAAATGATCCAAACATACGTCCTACAAGTTCTTGGTACTGTGAGAATAAATCATATGTTGCTAATCCGCCAACATGTGAACTTGCTAACAGATATGTGTTTGTATAGGCTAAGTTAAATGGTTCAAAAATTGTGCCGCCATCGCCGCCACCGCTTCTTGATCCTATACTTCTTCTGAAGATTTTACGAACTTCTATTACTTCGTTTGGTAGTGTATATTCGTTTTGATCTTCTACTGTTTCTAAAAAGAGGTACGATTCTTCAACACTATTTTCAGAACGCTGTCTAAAACGTGTTAGAGCTTTTGTTAATGCTGTATCATAATGAATTGGGTCGAGTTCAACATCCACCATTCCACCGCCTAAAAATGCATTGACATAGTCAAATACTTCTTGTTTTTGTGTTGCTAAATCTGCCATATGAAGTTCTCCAATAGTATTTATCGTCGCGATAAATATGTATATGCCAAGACTATCATTATATAAACCAGAACGCGGCAATGATTACTACTTCCTGGATAGACAAATACAGGAAATGTTTACTGTTGGCGGAACTGACATAAACGTTTACAAATATTTGGGGCCTAATGCTCCAAGTGATGACGACCGCAGTGCTACACAACCAGAGTACGATGTTGTCAAAGAAACAAACATACAAGATTTACTGTTTTTAGAAAATAGAGATCGTAAGTATGACACAGACATCTACTCAATGCGAGCAATATACAATGTACAAGATATTGATTTTGATCTAAGCCAGTTTGGATTGTTTTTAAGTAATGATACACTGTTTATGACAGTACATATTAATAGTTCAGTTAAGACACTTGGCAGAAAGATTATGCCAGGCGATGTGTTAGAATTACCGCACTTGAAAGACGAATATGCGCT